GGAGATGACCCTTGTCCATCAATACTGATTATTATGGAACCCTCCAGGAAGCACAAGATTACTTTGGTAATCGCCTTCATGAGCGGGCATGGTCTTCAGCAACAGTTGATGACCGTCCAAAAGCCCTTTGGGCCGCAACACTGATTGTTGATGCCCTCAATTACAAGGGATACAAAAGCACCGTTTACACACTCCTTGTGGCAAACTCTTTAGCCACTCCTGAAGAAATTCGTGAAGCTGAAGCAGCCCAAGAATTGGAGTTTCCAAGAGGTGCAGACACCGAGGTTCCTGAAGATATCCGACTAGCAACTTATGAGATTTCCTACGCCTTGCTGGACGGTAAAGACCCTGAACTCGAATTGGAGACCCTTGGAATTGTGAGTCAAGGGTATGCCTCTGTAAGAACGTCTTACAGCCGAAATCATATTCCAATCGAACACATCATCAATGGTATACCCAGCCCACAAGCTTGGCGTTGGTTACGACCATTTCTTCGTGAAGATGACGCGATTAAACTCTCTCGGATATCCTAACCGAGAGCAACCTTCACTGACTGCGTAAGTCAGGATTACAAGATCATACTAGGTGTACCGCTACTGGTATGACTTCACATTCAGCGGGTATTGTTTGGAGAGTTTCCATGTTTGATGAAAAGTCCTTGTTCCTGTCCGTTTCTGAAGTTGCTTGTTTTGATGGCGAAGGTGCTGGCGGTGGTGCTGGCGATGGTGCTGGCGATGGTGCTGGCGATGGTGCTGGTGCTGGTGCTGGTGCTGGTGCTGGTGATGGTGCTGGCGATGGTGCTAATAAAGGTGCCGCCGACGGAAAGACCTTCGACACTGCTACGGTCAACAAGATCGTTGAAGAGCGTCTTGCAAGAGATCGCAAGAGTCGAGAAGCCGATCATAAGGTAAAGTATGAAGCTTTGCAGGGTCAACACGAAGAACTCTTGGCAAATAAGAATCTTTCGGATGAAGGAAGAGCCAAATTGGAAACTTCCTTAGAAGATGTTCGCAATCAATTGCGAACTAAAGAGGAAAGGGCCAAACACGAGAAGGACCTACTGCAAACCGACTACGAAAAGCAGTTGTCCACCGCCAAGAAAGCAGGGGAGATATGGGAAGCTCGATTCCATGATTCGAGTATCCAACGATCCTTGCAGGATGCAGCGGTAGGCAATGATGCTTATAATGCCGATCAAGTGATGGGTTTGCTTCGCCCGATGACTAGTTTGAAGCCGGTCACTGATGATGCCGGTAAAGAAACGGGTCAATTTCGGACAGTTGTTGACTTCCCTGATCATGATGAAAAAGGTGAAGAAGTCACATTTTCTGGCACCCCAGATGAGATCGTAAAGCGAATGAGAGACCTTGATGATTACGCCAATCTCTTCAAAGCTAATGTGGTCGCAGGCTTGGGTGCTGGTCAAGCTACCGGTGGCGCAAACACCGGGTCAAATGGTCGTGTTGATGCAAGCAAGCTAACGCCTGCTCAGTATCGAAAAATCCGAAAAGAGAACCCCGCTGCTATCGGACTGTAAGACCATACACCCTCGGGGGTAAGTTCGTAAACTACTTTGTGTCACCGTTCTTATGGAGAACAACAAGATGAATTCTTTCTACTTCTGCGAAGCTGAAATCGCCTGTTATGACAACGACAATGACGCCTTTGTCCCCGAAGTGTGGGCGAATGAGGGTCTGATGATCCTCGAAGAGAGCATGGTGATGGCCCACTTGGTCCACCGTGACTTTGAGAATGAAGTCCAACGATACGGCGATGTGGTCAACACACGTCGGCCCAACAAGTTCAAGGTTGCCCGGAAGGTCGATGGCGACACCCTGTCTTACCAGGATGCCACTTCGACGAATGTCCCGGTCACCCTGGACCAGTGGTTTGTTTCTCCCTTCACCATCTATGATGGTGAAGACAGCCTGTCCTTCAAAGATTTGGTGAATATCTACCTGAAGCCTGCCATGCTCAACATCGCTAATGGTGTTGATCGGGCTGTGACAGGTCAGATGCACAAATTCTTTGGTGGGGTAACGGCGCGAGTTGGTCGTTTGGAAAATCTCGCGGCTGCGACTTCCAATGATACAGTGCTGGAAGCCCGTCAGGTGTTGAATGACAATCTGGCTCCAATGGATGCCCAGCGGCATTTGCTGCTTTCGTCCGCTAGCGAGACGGCTCTCTTGAAGAATGATATCTTCGTGAAGGCCAACGAACGGGGCGACGAGGGAACGGCTCTTGAGAATGCCCGATTGGGTCGCATCTATGGGTTCCAATCTTGGATGGGTCAGAATGTTCCGGGCCTCGTTTCCGGAACCACGATTGCCGGTACAGTGACTGGTGCCGAAGTGGCTGGTGAAACTGGTGCCCTTTCCTGTACCCTTGGTGCCACCGTCGTCGGTGAGTTTATCAATGTTGCTGGTAATGATCAGCCCACGTACTGTACTGCCATCACTGCTGCGACAACCGACTTCACCCTCAATGAGGCTCTGAAGTACGCGACTGGTGCTGGTGCGGTCTGCACGGCGTACACGTCGGATACGGTCGATCACCCGTCTGCTGGTACATATGCCATCGGTTGGACAAAGGCCATTGGCATGGACAACATCGCTTACTTTACTGTTGGCCAATTGTGTGCCTTCGGCACCGGTGCGAATCGTCGGACCTATACGGTCATCGAGATCGTTGATAATGATCTTTGGCTCGATCGTCCCCTGGAGGTTGCTGTCGCTGATGGTGCGGCTGCCTTCCCTGGTCCTCAAGGTAACTACAACCTTGCGTTCCACCGTGAGGCCCTCGCGTTGATCACCCGTCCTCTCGCCTTGCCGCGAGCCAATGGTGTGTCGGCTGGCGTGGCGTCCTACAATGGCATCTCGATGCGTGTTACCATGCAGTACAACCAATCCGCTGGTGGTACGCAGGTCAACTGTGACATGCTCGCTGGTGTGGCCGTTCTTGACACGAATCTTGCGTGTGTCTTGCTTGGCTAAACCATTTCTGTGATTTTCAAGGCTTACCCACCGGGGTCTCCCGGTGGGTGGCCTTTCTACCTAGCTGCCAGGGGATACATTATGGATGTTCTTTTTGCTGCCTTCAACGGACTGTCGGATATGGGATGGCTCCTCCAAAATTATGGGCCGTTCGTAGCCGCAGTGGTATTCTTCATCTGGCGCGACTACCGTCGCGAGGATAGACTCACATTACGTATCAATCAACTCGAAGACGAACAACGAGAGGTAATTCTTCCTCTTGTGAAAAGCTGCACGGAAGTCATCACCAAAAACACCCAAGTGATGGAACAAAATGCAAAGGTAATGGAGCGCCTTGAAAGTGCCATTGATCGGACCCTCAGCTAAGTGAGATCATCATGTATCCTGCCGAACTAATACTAAAACGTATGATCCAGCGAACGCTCTATATGCTGAAGCGGCAGTACGGTGGCACCATCGACATCTACACTCTGGTTAGTTCTGTGTCCAATCAAGAAACTGGTGTAACTACACTAGTAAAAGACATAGTACATGTTGACCGTGCTGTTGTACTGCCTGCTCGGGTCACAAGAGAAGTTCGGAGAAGCATCTCTCAAATCTCTGCGAACAAAATGTTTGTAGTTGGTGGGACTTATGATGCTGGTCAACGTATTTTCATCGTCGACCACGATGATGCTCCCGACCTTGACATCACCGACAATTCCTATATCGTCTACCGTAATCGAAAGTATGAGATTCAGTCATATGAAGAGTACGAATTTGAGGCGGGGTGGAGTATTGTTGGAAGAGAACTCATGGGAGAGGTTCCAGAACAAATCTACCTCTTGAAGGCTGACAATCTCCTCAATCTCGAAGGAGCCACTAATGCCAGCAAATCCTAATTGGGCCAGATGGATATTCGCCTCCATTGCCAAGAATCTCCAAGCAGTCGCCGTGACCAATAGCATTCCGGCAATTGTTGAAGGAGTGGATGATGAGACGGATACTTTTACGAAAGCAACAGATCACGTTGAGATTCGTATTAGTGGGCCCTTCACCAAGAAGATGTCCGGTGAGTATAGAATCCAGATGGATGTCAATGTGATTCTGACAAGCCGTTTTGACGGCCAACAGAAGAGCAGGCACACGATCCTGACAAACGCGGGTCTCTTTCACTCTGCCATGGACCGGGCAATCCTAATCTACAAGTACGGCACTGCCATTGGAGATGACGATTCTTACCTGGGTTGTTTGACCTTACGTCCGGGAAAGAACGATGCTGTACGAGTGATACACTTTGGAAAGATTGATCCTACTGATAAGGTCAAACAATCCGTGGTAGATGCTCGTTACGAAATGTTCCTTGCGGAGTAGCCTATGTTCCTTTATGTTGTGACTAACCTTGTGAATGACAAGCAATACGTTGGTATCGCTCAGGATTATCAACGGCGATGGAGAGAACATCGTAGTGGGCATGGTTCAAAACTTGTATACCAGGCAATCCGGAAGTATGGTATCAAGAATTTGGACTTCAAAGTTATCTGCAAGGGAACAGAAGCATACGTGAAAGAGATGGAAGTCCGAGCCATACGAATGTTGAATACCATGGCACACTCTGGTTACAACCTCACGGAGGGTGGAGATGGAAGTACGGGTTGGGAAGCATCTGATAAAACACGAAAGAAAATGAGTGTTGCACATATCGGAAAAGTGTATGGACCTCACAAGGAAGCTACTAAGCAAAAGATACGAGAGTCCAGATCAAAGTACAAAAGGGGAAAGCATCCAAGAGCGGCAGTAATTGTTGTGGATGCTAAGCAATATGATTGTCTTCGAGACGCTGCTGAAGACATCGGAGTGCCTTATTCAACTTTTTGTGCTCAACAGCGGTCAACAAAATCAACTGTGTTCTCTTTTCAACCAAGAGGGGTTTTAACCCCGCTAACATCTTAATAGGAGGGTTTACCCTTGGCCCGCATAGAACTCAAAAACTGCATCATAAAACTGAAAGACGGTCTTAGCGGTAGTGCCGCAATCAATGAGGCCACCCCTGTTGCTACCGATGTCGACCTCGATATTGATACTAATGTACTCAATGCTGGTGGTCTCGGTACTGATGTGATTCCGCTTGGAGCCCGCTTCACCCTCACAGGTGAAACAACTTCGGTAGATCACGTTGTGACAGGTCGAACACCTTCTGATGGTCTTGCGACCACTACCAACATCGTCTTCTCGCCAGCCCTTGGTGCTGGCACCTACTTGGAAGATGATGCGCTCACTTTTTCCGCCATCGAACTTTTGATCAAGATCGGTGATGGAAATGTGACCTACACCGAAGCTAATGAATACGAGTATGATCTCGATCGAGGTGTTCTCGATACTGTTCGAGCCGGTGATCAAGTTCCAATGGATGTGTCTCTTGACTTTGTCTATGAGTACGTCACTACGGGGACTGGTGAAGAAGTTTCACCAATGGATGCCCTGAAGAAAATTGGTGGTGCATCCGAATGGCGAAGTGCGTCCGCCGATCCTTGTGAGCCCTATGCGGTTGATGTGGAAATAGTCCATACACCAATCTGTACCACACAGGAAATTGAAACGACTGTCTTCCCGGATTTCCGTTCCGAGAGCCGTGAACCTGATCTTGGTGAAGCCAGTATTTCTGTCTCGGGTCGCTGCAACGCAACCCAACCGACAATCACCCGAACCGCCCAGTAAGGAGGTGTATAATCGCCAGAATCGAATTGAAAAATTGTCTCATCCGTCTAAAAGATGGATGGGCTGGAGCAGCACTAGTAGATGATACGTCAATTGCCGGGAGCGATACGACCCTGGAATTTGATACCATCTCCGCTGCACCTGCTCTAACCACTATTGTCCCTGTTGGCGTTCGCTTTTCGATTGACACCGTGGCTGACACGGTCTTTACGATTTCCGCCGTCAACTCCAACGAGCAACAAGAGATCGACCTGGATACACCCTCTTCTGGCAATTACACATTGACATTCGACGGTGAAGGTCCCACGGCGTCAATTGCTTACGACGCCACAGCAGCGACTGTTCAGTCTACACTTGAGACCCTTGCCAACATCGATTCCGGTGATATCGTTGTGACCGGAACCTCTCCGGTCTACGTTGTGGAGTACCGAGGTCAATATCTTGCCACCGACGTGGCATTGATGACTATCCAAGATGTTGACCTTGTCGATGCCGGTAGCGAGGATATCACAGTCCTCCGTCCCGGAGCTACGTCTTGGGAACTGACGTTCACACCCGCGTTAGATGTTGGTGACTTGCCTGCGAACGACGATGTGATCACGTTCCTACCTCAACAATTGCTCATCAAAATCGGTGATGGCAACTTGACATACACGGAAGCGAATGAGTATGAGTACGATCTCGATCGAGGCGTTCTCGACACCGTTCGTGCCGGGGATGAGGTCCCACTGGACTTGAGTCTCGATTTTGTGTACGAGTACATCCTGACAGGTACTAGCGAAGAGATTTCGCCAATGGATGCCTTGAAGCAGATCGGTGGGGCTTCCGGATGGGTTTCCAGTTCGGCTGACCCGTGTGAGCCCTATGCGGTTGATGTGGAAGTAATCCATACTCCGATCTGTACCACACAGGAAATTGAAACGACTGTCTTTCCGGATTTCCGTTCCGAGAGTCGTGAGCCTGACTTTGGCGAAGCCAGTGTTTCTGTTTCTGGTCGTTGTAATGCTGTTCAACCAACAATCACTCGAACAGCACAGTAGTAATTTACAGCCTGGGGTAGCCACCCTGCCCCAGGCTTTTCTTTTCTTTTCTAATTTTGAGGGAGAATCAAAATGAAGATTGGTGGAGTAGACCCAAGCGAGTTGTCGTCCGAAGAAATCCTTGTACTGCCCCGTGGAGACAAAGAGATCATTTTTCGCGCAATCGGTGTTCCCGACTATGAGCCCTTCAATAAGCTCTGCCCTGAGCCCAAGGCCCCTGTCGTTTACAAACCAAAGGAGGGTTGGGTGCCCAATGAGGATGAACCCGGTTACCAGGAAATGATGAAGAACTATGGACAGAAGAGAATGTCCTGGCTGATCATCACCTCGTTGGAGCCAAGTAACATTGAATGGGATGAGGTCAATCCTGACAACCCCTCAACTTGGAACAAGTGGGAAGAAGAATTGAAAGCGGCCGGACTCAATCATGTTGAATGCCGCCGAGTTCAAAATCTCGTCTTTGAGGCTAACTGTCTTGATGAGGAAAAACTCGTCCAGGCACGAGAGTCTTTTCTTCTTGGTCAGCAGCCGGTGCCAAGCGAATTCTCTGGCCAAAGTACCGCACCGGAGAATACGCAACTTGGCGAGCCTGTATCCGAATAGGAATTCTTCCCCCGGGTGTCAACCCAGAGTGGGGAGAGAACGGTGTCCAAACGCAAGCGAAGATTCTCGCATACGATCAAACTTGTGAGTATGACGAAAGCCAAATGATGGGGATGGGAGCATTCCCATTCGGAGGCAAAAAGAAACGTCGTTAGCACGGAGACTGTTGATCATGAAATTTACAGGCAGTCTGGTCAGTTTTGAAATTGACATGTCAAAATACGAACAGAAGTTGCACGAGGAACTATCTAAAGAGATTGCTCGTGTAGCTTCTGTCTGGTTGGAAGTGGTTCTTGCAGAGATACCAGTTTGGTCTGGTGCTTCCTGGGCTACTTTCACCAAACTCTCAAGAGCCCTCGGCTCAACCTTAGCCATTAGTGTTTCGTCAAAGGGATTGAATCGTATCTCTTATGGACAACAACATGGAGATGGTGCTCTCATTGCGGATAGGAAAAAGCACGAGTATCTCTTCGAGTACTCGACTGATTTGAAATGGCTAGTC